GACCTGCATGAACCTGAAAACTTACCTCTCTCTTGAACGCGGACGCACCAGCGCATTGGCTCGAGCAATCGGAGCTCATGCCCCCGATGTTAGCCGATGGGCTGACGGGAAGCGCCCGATTCCGATCCAGTTCGGCATTCCGATCGAACAGGCGACCAAGGGAGAGGTAACCCGACTGGAGATTTTTCCGGTCGATGTGATTGAAAAGGTTTGGCCGGAATTGCTGAAACGCAAGAGTAAGCGAGCCAGCAAGGTCGATGAAGCGGCTGCGTCCGACGACACCCAGCCGCCCGTAGGTTCGGGACCGAAGAAGAAGGACAAGCTGGCAAGAATGAGCGCGTAACAGTTCAGGTTTCAAAGTTTTCTCATGGGGTCCATCGACCCCATTAATTTCGCCCGGTGTCCTCTGACGTTTCAACCGGTATTTCAATGAAATCTTGCTATTAGGAGTACCTGATGCAACACCAACATGGCCTACCAGACGCCTACGAGCCGGGCGCACTAGCAGGCTCGGTTGATTTGGCACCGAAGGCGCTGGCGTTTGTGCCGAAGTCCGAGATCGTTGAGTGCACGTCCTTTCGCGACGCCTGCCACCTTGCGTGGAAGTACAGGACGCGCAAGAACCTGACATTCAGTCACCTGGCGGTGGCGATCGACGGGCTATACGCGTCACACGCGTCCGAATACTTCGCCAAGAACCCGATCAGCTCCAAAGGGAAGCAACTCCGGGATCTTCCGGCGAAGCATGTAGCAGCGGTTCAGCGTGAGCTGGGCAACTACGCGATCAGCCAATGGCTGGCCCGTATGGCCATGCTCACTCTCATGGAAGAAGTAATCACTACTCAGAGGGGCCTATGACATGACGGAAGGCGAGGCGCTTCAGATCGGCCGGCAGGCCGTAGAGGACGCCCGAGAGCGGGTGGGGGTTGATAAAAACGCGTTGGAACGGGAGTTGGAAGCAAAGGCAGGGACCGATCCGGAATTGATGACGGCTTTCGCGTTGGCAGGCCATCTAATTCTCCGGTCACAGCAGGACCAGAAACACTGAAGGAAGCGCCGGTCGGACCGGCCGGCGCCCTAACCCAGATAAGCAGTACTAACGCCTTGCAGATACGGAGAACAGGATGAGAGCAGTAATTTTCTTTGCGTCGCTGGCTTGCCTGTGCTCCGTGGTTGTTTGGGCCGGCTGTGAACTGATTGTGAGGCTGCCATGAAACGTGACCTGTTGAACGGTCCGTCGACCAAGTGGATCGAGCAGGCCGAACTTGCCAGCAAGATCGCACGGGCCCGCAAGAAGTCCGAGAAACAGCAGTTGGTGAGCCTTCTGTGTGCGTCGCTTGCACGCATGACCGAAAAGCCGAAGCACCGGAGGCCGCTGTGAACGCACCTCGCCGTCTCTCCAGGGCCGAAACACGAATTGCCAAGGCGATGGATTCGCTGGTCAAGAAACTACCGGCTGATGCTTTCCCGATCGCCGATCCTGACCTGGCAACACTGTCGGAACTGTTGCATCGCATGCAGATGTGTCAAGAAGATACGCCGGCAACGCGGATGGCTGGTGAGGCTATCCGTAGGCTTCGCGCTTATTTGTTGAAGGGGAAGTGAATGGTTGATCGCGCGGCCCCGTATCCGGCCGATACGCGTGCGAAAGGCTGGCGATTCGAGCTCGACCTAGAGCGGATCGATCAGTCTGACACGTGGGCATTGACGCCACCGGATTTGCGGCCATGGCTGCTGATGCTTTGGGCATCGGCATGGAGACAAACGCCTTGTGGTTCCTTGCCCGATGACGACGCGCTAATCGCGGTTCGCATGGGCATGAAGGCCTCAGTCTTCGCCAAACATAAGGCCACGCTGCTGCGCGGCTGGTGGAAGGCTGCAGACGGTCGCCTGTATCACGAAACAATATCGATCCGTGTCGCAGAGATGTTGGCCGCACGCGACAAGGAACGTAACAGGAAGGCCGAGTACCGGAAACGGAAGGACGCGGAAGAAGGAAGGAGTCCCGATGCAGTCCCCCCGGAGTCCCGTGGGACAAATGAAGGACAACTAACGGACTCCGGGGGGAAGGACGACACCAGTACCAGTACCGGTAAAGAAGAACCCCCCATACCCCCCGATGGGGGGCTTTCTGAACCCGTCCAATCCAAGACGAAAAAACGGAGCGCGATTGCATTGCAGACCTTTCTCGACGAGTGCAAGGCAAAAGGCGAAAAGCCGATTCTGAAAAACGATCCGGTTTTCGCGTATGCCGACGAGACGGGTATTCCTGACGAGTTCCTTCGCCTTCACTGGCTGGAATTCAAGGAGCGGTACACGGCCACCGGTGCGAAACGCTACACGGACTGGCGCTCCGTCTACCGCAAGTCGGTACGTGGTTGCTGGTTCAAGCTTTGGTTCCTGCGCGGCGACGGCACTTGCGGCCTGACGACGCAGGGTGAGCAGGCAAAACGATTTCACGGTAAAGACGAATGAACGCACCTGATAGATTCATCGAACAGCAACGCGAAGTTCCTGCCTCTGTCGAAGCCGAGCAGAGCGTCTTGGGCGCCCTGCTCTCCGACAACGATGCAGTCGACCGTATCGGCGATCTTAAGGCCGAGCACTTCTATCGCTACGACCATCGAATCATTTTTGAGCACATCACGAAACTGATCGTCGCCGCCCGTACTGCCGACATGATTACTGTGTTCGAGGCGCTGGGCTGCTCGGGTAAGGCCGATCAGACGGGCGGCCTGTCGTATCTGAACACGCTAGTTCAAAACACCCCTGGCGCTGCTGGCATCGCCCGGTGGGCGGAAATCGTTGTAGATCGCTGGAAGCTGCGCGGAGTTTTGTCGGCAACTGACGAGGTGCAGGAAATGGTGTTCAACCGTGCCGGCAAGACGGTATCGGACATCATCAGCGAGGCGCAAGCCAAGTTCGAACCGCTGGCCGAGGCGAAGACCTTCGAGCCGCGCATGCCCGGACCGCTGTTGACGGAGATCGTCACGGAAATCGACGATCGCTTTCATGGTGCGCCGCTGTTGGTGACGTCGACCGGCTTTAACGATCTTGACGCGAAGCTGGGCGGCGGTCTGCGCGGTTCCGAATTGGTGATCGTTGCCGGCCGTCCGTCGATGGGTAAGACGGCGTTCTCGATGAACGTCGCCGGGAACGTCGCGCAGGATGGCGGCACGGTGCTGGTGTTCTCGCTCGAGATGTCCGGTAAGGCGCTCCATCAGCGCAACATTGCGCGCATCGGCGGGATTCCTCTCGGCCACGTTCTGGACGGTAAGAAGATCACGGACGGGGACTGGCCGCGGCTAACCCACGCCGTTTCTGTCATGTCGGAAATGATGCTCCTGGTGGATGACACGTCCGGCCTGTCAATGGCTGAAATCGCGAGCCGAAGCCGGACTGTGAAGCGCCGTTATGGTCTGAACATGGTCGTCGTCGACTACATCGGCCTGATGACGGGCGGCACGGAAGAACGGCAAGACCTGAAGATTGGCGCTTACTCTGCGGGCCTGAAGGGTCTCGCCAAGCAACTGGACATTCCGGTTATCGCGCTCGCCCAGCTCAACCGAGGCGTTGAGCAGCGCCCGAACAAGCGCCCGACCATGGGCGATCTTCGAGACTCGGGAGCCATCGAGCAGGACGCCGACATCATCCTGATGCTGTACCGCGATGAAGTCTACAACCCGGATACGCCAGATCGCGGCACCGCAGAAATCATCGTTGGCAAACAGCGCAATGGGGAGACGGGCCCAGTTCGGCTCGCATTCATTGGCGAGCATCAGAAGTTTGCGGATATGGCGCCGGGATATGTGTCGGCACCACACAGGCCCCAGGAGAAAGCTCGAAGGGGATTTGAATGACAGACAAGGACCTGGCCGATGTCATCGAAGAAATCGCCGGATGGTCATTGCAGGAACGCCGCGCCTACCTCGCGAATCTCGAGATGGTCAGCGCTGAGGAAGCAAAGCAGGTTAAAGACGGGCTGACAAAGCTTTGGACTGAACGGAAGTAATGGGGGTGGGGAATGGAACAGATAGCAAACATGGCGGGTAGCAGTACTAAGCGGATGCAGGCCCTCGGCCGACTCAAGGCCGGCGTGATGAACAAGACCGAGTCGGCATACGACGCCGCCCTCGCCGCTCGCAAGCATGCCGGCGAGATTGCCTGGTATCGCTTCGAAGGTGTCAAGTTGCGCCTCGCTGACAACACGTTCTACACGCCGGACTTCGCTGTGATGCTGGCTGACGGTGCGATGGAGTGCCACGAAGTGAAAGGTTTCTGGCAAGACGACGCTCGAGCAAAGATCAAGATCGCTGCCGACCAGTATCCGTTTCGATTTATCGCCGTGACTGCCAAGACAAAGAAGTCTGGCGGCGGCTGGGCCGTCGAAGAGTTCTGAGGGAGGGAAACAACATGAGCAAGAGCCAGAAGCAACACAAGCCGCACTACGACCGCAACAAGTCCCCTATTCATCGCCTGGCAGCGATTACCCGGCTGACGGTAGCGAAGATCGCGCGGGAGCCGATGACGGATGCGGAAATCGGCCGACTCGAAATTGCCGTGTTGGCAGCAATAGATTGCATCGCGAAAGGATTCGGGACCGGTGATCACTGGGACGTAATCGCAAAGGCGATCAATCAGTCGTGGATTTTCGCAACGGAGGCTGGAACCGGCGAAGAGGCAAAGCCGTATCTGCTGGTGGCACAACAAGGAATGGAGCGCATGAAGAAGCGCTTCCTTGAGACCGGAAAGATGGCCTTTGATGGCCTCGCGTTGGAAGCGGTGCGACGTGCCGTAGAAATTTGGCGCGATCAACTGGCGATGAGCACGCTGGGCGAGTTGACTGCGGCGAGCGATGTGGTGCATCGGCACTTTTATCAGAAGGAGGCTGCGTAATGGGCGGCAAAGCATGGACTCATGCCGAAGAAGTCATTCTCAGGGATGTCTTCGAAAACGGCCACAACATCGCGCGCAGCGTGTCGCGGTTCGATGGGCGCACCTACGAAGGCATCAAGGCTCATGCCAAGCGCCTGAAGCTTGACCACGCAGACTATCGGTCATGGACTCCGGACGAGGACGCGATCCTTCGCGAAATCTGGACTACTCCGCGTTGCATCAAGGTCGGAATGCATCGACTCGAGCGACGTTCGTATGAGGCCGCGAAGATCCGGGCCGCACGACTTGGGCTGGGCAAGAAAACCCCCGCCGAAAAAGGCACGCGCTCGTACGTGTTGCGTTCAATAAAGGCCGTTCTTGCTAATGGCGTTCAGATGTCGATGAAGGAAATCGCAGCCAAGTCGGGAATGGACCGGAAAAGTATTCAGGGAGTCATTTCCGAGAATCGTGGCAAGGAATTCTATGTCGCGTCTTGGGGGCGCGTCGATGCGTGGCATTCCGTCATGAAGTTTGCACTTGGGACTGGGCCCGATGCCCCGAAACCCGCAGCAAAGACGCTGCAGGAATATTGGAAGGGCTATCGAGATCGAAAGCGTCTGAAGCGCGGCGGCTTTAACCCCTTCGCCGCCGCAGCCGGCCTGATCGAAGCACCAAAGGGCGAGCCGGGTCGAGTGTACATCCACCTGACCGACTCGAAAGACGATGAATATGCGGAGGCAGCATGAAGGTAAATGGAATTGAAATTCCCGAGAAAGCAATCTTTGCCGCCGAGTGCTGCAGAGACAAAGCCGAATTCGATGCACAAGCTATTCGCTGCGCCATCATGGACCCGATTCTTCAAGCCAACATAGCCACTCGACGCGAGAGTTACGACATTGTGGACTATGCAGCGACACGCCTCATATCTCAATGGGCCAAGCAAGGGCTTATCAAGAAGGTTGCCGGAACGCGCCGGTGGGAGGCCGCATGAGCGATCGCGAGATAGAACAAGGGGGTGGAATGAATAAGACGGGTTGGTTCTCGGCTGACGTGAAACCGGTGCACGTAGGTGTCTATGAGACGAGTTTCGCCTATGGCGGTGGATTCAGTGAATGGAATGGTTATCACTGGAGCAATCAATACGACACGCCCCAGCGCGCCAAGGATATGGCGTATTTCGCTGGCGAGCAGGACAAATGCTGGCGCGGCCTGAAGGAGCCAGCATGACCACCCAAACCCTAAAAGCCATCACGCACAAGGAAGTACTCGCAGTGATGGACCGTTACGACGTGCTGTGCTCCGTCGACCGATTCACGGCGATCTTGCAATGGTGCGAGCAACGCACGCTTGAATGGGTCGCTGAAACTGAGGACGCCCAGCGTCGCGCTATCGCCCACACTACTACGAAGGAAGAGAAGGAGGAAACGCATGCCGACTTGTAAGCCAGGTATCTACGTTATCACGAACAAATGCGAAGAAATCTATTACATCGGTCAATCGTCTAGCCTCTCTAGGAGATGTTCGAGCTATAAGATGTTCTTCAAGAACCGAACGAAGAATAGCCTACATCGGAAATTGGTGGCACTGCTGGATAAATACGGGCCCGCTTCATTTGTTTTTACCGTGCTTGAGGTGTGCGCGCCAGAAATGCTGATTGAGCGGGAGGGATTTTGGATTGATTTCTATCGGAATCAATACCCGGGATTGGTAGCCAACAATGAAGGTCCCAACGATAAGCCACCGGTGTCAGAGGAAGGTCGAAGATTGAGGATTGCCGCACTTACCGGAGTCAAGAGGCCTAACATTTCGGCGGCAATGAAAGGCCGACAATTTTCTGCTGAGCATCGCGCACGCATTGGTGAGGCGAAAAAACTCCACTATTCGCTTGGCGGACGGAATCCCTCAGCCCGGACTGTGATGTGTATCGAGACGGGGACCATATTCCCGACTTGCCTGGATGCCGCAGCGTGGGTCCGCACTCAAGGAAGGCCGAAGGCTGAAAGTTCATCGATTGCCAAAGCTGGCAAGGGGTTGCGAAACCGGGCGTATGGGTTCAAGTGGAAATACCTCAGCGAGGACACTCATGAATGAAAGCGGGCTCACAGATTGGTTTTCACCAGAGATTAGGCCGGTTCATGTCGGCTTTTATCTTTCGCAAATATTTGATGGTGGATGGATTTACGATTGGATGGTTTGGTTTGATGGGCGGCATTGGCGTGACCATAGCGGCTGCACGCTTATCGACCAGGCGGTGACGTGGCGGGGGTTAATTGAACAGAGCAAGGAGGCAGTGTGAATAAGACTGATTGGTTTCCGGGCGATGTAAAGCCGGTTCATAGGGGCGTGTACTTGACGCGCGATGAGGACGACGTTCAGTGGCTCAATTATTGGAACGGCTACCAATGGGGATGGGGCTCTCGATATGGCGCCCATGACTCATGGCCCAGAGAATCCGCCGGGTGCGCCAGCTTCCAACATCGTAAATGGTGCGGACAAACGGAGCAAACAACATGCTGAGCGCAGAACTGGTGGTGAAGATCGGGGCCCTCTCGCGCAAGATCGAAGAGGCCTCGGCCAAGGGCTTTAAGGAGAACGCCATGGCCCTCAATCTCGTGTCGGAACTCAAGGATACGGTGGAGTTGCTTGAGGAACTGGCGCATCGGGAGTTTGCATGAGCCGAATCGTCTGCTGGTTCTCCTGCGGCGCGGCCAGTGCAGTCGCGACCAAGCTGGCGATCACCGACGCCTGCAAGTCAGGCGCAGAAGTGATCGTCGCCTATGCAGGAATTCTGGAGGAGCACCCCGACAATCGCCGCTTTCTTGCCGACTGCGAAGCATGGTTTGGACAAAAGGTGGTCATGTTGAGCAACGAGAAGTTCGGCGCGTCGATTTACGAAGTGTTCAAGCGCGAGCGCTTTCTCGTTGGCCCACGCGGTGCGGCATGCACTCGACTGCTGAAGAAAGGCGTCCGCGAGTCGTTCGAACTCCCCGGCGACCGCCAGGTGTTCGGCTACACGATGGAAGAACAGGATCGCGTGGACCGGTTCATCGATGCGAACAACCACGTCGATCTGTGGGCGCCGCTGATCGACAGGGGTCTATCGAAAGGTGATTGCCTGGCGATCGTCAAGGGCGCAGGCATCCAACTGCCCGCCATGTATGTGCTGGGCTATCGGAACAACAACTGCATCGGCTGCGTCAAGGGCGGCGCTGGCTACTGGAACAAGATCCGCGTCGATTTCCCGGAAACTTTCGAGCGAATGGCGAAGGTTGAGGAATACCTCGGCCGCACCGTCTGCAAGATCACCGAGGAAGGAGTGACGCGCCGCGTATCGCTTCGCGAGTTGCCGCCCCATGTTGGCGACTACGAATCCGAGCCCGACATGAGCTGCGGCATTTTCTGCCACATGGCCGAACAGGAGATTGCGTAATGAAAACTGAAATTTGCCCAACCTACTGGACCCGAATCTACATCGCTGGCGATCTGGCGACGATCAAGCAGGTTTGCCGCGAGAACTGTATGGATGTCGGCCTGTGCGTCACGGTTGACCCGACGACCTATATCTACACTGGCTGCGAAGAATCTGGCGCTGTTATCGGCCTAATCAACTACCCGCGCTTCCCGTCGACTCCCGATGAGATTTACAACAAGGCTCGCGAACTGGCGGAAAAGATCATGGGACGCTGCTGCCAGCACTCGTTCTCAATCATGACGCCGACTGATACGGTCTGGTTTAGCCGGAGGCCGGGATGACCTTCAAATCCGAATGGGCCGGCAACGAAACCGACCGCAGCGGCATCGCTACATTCGAAGTCGGCACGATCAAGCGCGATGTTCTGTTTGCCGAATTTACGCAGTATCACGCAGTGGCCCAACTTTTGAATGAGGCTCGCAAGGTTGGGCGCGAAGAAGCCGCCAAGGAGTTTGCATTCAAGGTTACGCGGTTTGCTAGAGAGATGGGAGCGGCAGTATGAGCGACGACAGCGAAATCAACATCTTCCGCGCACTGGACTTCATTCGAGATAACGCGCAGCCCTACGCCCAAGCCAAGGCCCAGCGCGTCTATCTCGAGAACTTCCGAAAGAGCAAGAAGGCATTGCTGATGCGTGCCGCTGAGATTCGCGGGCACAAGACAGCGGCAATCCAGGAGCGCGAGGCCTACGCCGATGATGGCTATGTCGAGATTCTGGCGGCACTTCAGGTGGCGACCGAAGAAGAGGAGCGGCTACGCTGGATGATCGTAGCCGCGGAGGCAAAGATCGAATGCTGGCGCACCATCGAGGCGAATCGTCGCGCGGAAGCGAGGGCACTGTGAGCATCGTATTCAAAAAGGCCGAGGGCCACGGCGGGAAAAAGGTCTGGTACGACCGCAGCAAAAGCCGATCCACCGGACAAAGATGGCGCAAGTATCACGTGTTCGCACTTTCGCTAGTGGTATGCAGCGAGGGTTCGCTGTGGCGACTAATCATCGGGCCCTGGGCTATCGCATTCCGGTTCCGCGGCACGAAAGGAGGCGGGCAATGAAGCGTACCGGATTCGGACCACGCAAGTCCACGCTCAAGCGCTCGCCCTTCTCCCGCAAAGGCTCACCCTTCTCGCCCGACCGCCAAACATTCGAGCGCAACCAGGAGGCTAAGGGGCGGCTTAAGAGTAAGCCGAAGCGGGCGACCGCAGCGGAGGGATCGAAGTATCTGGCGGCATGCCGCGGGGAGCCGTGCTATCT